TACCAGGGATGGAAGACACTAGCTCATAAGCTGTCTCGATTTGACACTTCCTTCAAGACTACCAAGGTCGATAGTAGTGATTTTAAAGCTTTTGATGCTTCTAACAATCCTACTATTATGCTTGAAGTTCTTGGTATTATTCAAAATTGGTATCGTCAACAAGGTTTGACAGAACATGAAAAAGCCAGAGAAGTTATTTTCTGCGAGGTATACAACTCCAAACACATTTGTCAGGACAAAGTGTACGAATGGTTCTCGTCTCTTCCTTCTGGATCTTATTTGACCTTGGTGGTTAATTGTCTCACGAACCAATTACTTTTTAGATACTCTTACTATAGAGTTCTTCCACGAGAGATAACTTACAAGCATAGTTTCCACTCGCGAGTGAGTTTCGTTTGTTTAGGAGATGATAATATCTACTCCGCCCATGCGGATATCAGAGATGTATTCAACCCCGTATCTATAGCTACAGCAGTGAAAGAGCTAGGCTTTACTATGACATCTGATACCAAAACAGCTCTAGGGGATTGGAGAGATTTCTCGACAGTTTCCTTTCTTAAGAGAGGGTTTAGGTTTGATGGTAAAGAGGTACTATGTCCCCTAGATTTAAACACCTTACACAATACTCCTCAGTGGACTAAACGAGGTCCTTTATTTAGGAAGATATTTTCTGACAATTTGGTATTCTTTTTTAGGGAACTCTCCTTGCACTCTCCAGATGTGTGGGAGGAAAAGAGTGCACAAATGCTTACCGCTTTAAGAGATCTTGGAGAACCTTTAGTTGAAAACCCGGATTTAACAAGGGGTCAAAGGTGGTGGAAAGAAGTTGTTATGTCAAGTGACTACTTCAGTGTGGAACTCTAAGAATTTAGCACGAGCTAGGCACTCGTTAAAATGCTGGTTGTATCACCTAGGAACATTAGGTTGTGCCTTACACTATGTCACAAATGTGACCATCAAAATCGGTTAGATCTGGTTACCGTAACTGTGTAATGAAAGGAATTAAAAACACGCAGTTATAGGCTTTTCTAACTAAGGGCCTCTCACCATAGTACTACCAGGACGGGCCGCTAGCGATCCTAGCTATGTCCAGGCAATTCCTACGCCTTCTGGAAGAGTGTTAAAGAAGGAAGAGATAACGCACTTGCTGAAAATAAAATTACTAACCCAGCGCCTCTCGGTAGCGCTGTTCAAGACAATACCGATACAACCAATATCCAGGACGATTCCATTAGTGTCGTCAATGGGTATACATTTCAACCTCTATCCGCTTTTTCGAATTACTTTGGAGAATCGGCTGCTGTCGAGGATAAATCCATTGCCCGGTTTATGGCAAAGCCTTTTGAAATACAAGCTGGATCTTTCACTCTGAGTGACAATCCAACAACTTTTACTTCGTGG